CTGTGCATAGGTTATAACAATTGCTAAAACAGCATCTCTTTTACTAATTATTATTGAGTTATCTAGTCTAGAACTAGAAGAAGAAGAAGAAGCAACGATTTAATGCCTGGGTTGGGTGCGGGTTGGGTATGGTTTGGGACGGTCTCATAATAGGACTCATCATTTTCGACACACTGCTAACGATTTGGCTCGCCAGGATGTTGAGTAAAATGGTTCGTTTTGAGCTGGAAGGACTAGATTCAAAGATTGGTGCGGCTCTGAAGGCTTTGATTGAGCAGGGAATAGGAGATTTCGAGCCCCCATCCCCAATTCAAGCAGCTTTGGCCGAGATGCTGATGTCCAGAGTCAAAGCCGCCGGTCCTGGCGAGCCTGTTGAAATAATTCGAGATGCTGGCGGAAAATTTTCAGGATAGATTAATACCGAGCCTCCTACGATGACGGGTTCTAATGGCCCGCCGAAAGACGAAGCGCCGACGCTCGACCCGTTCGTTCTCAATCTTGAATGCGCTTGAAGCCCTCGCGTATGCTACAATCATGACCGAAGGAATCGCAGGGAATTCACCCTGGGGCTTCATCACTGGCGACACCAATCTCAAAGGGTCTTTTGAAGGCCAATTTCTTCAGATGACCTCGGGTTCTCACGGAGACGGCACCGGCACTGGTACCTCTGAAGTATCGGGTCACGAGGATATCAGCTTGGGAGACCTCGCCACGAATCCAGGAACCGCCTTGACTCAAATGGGCTTGAACTTTAGAAGCAATTTACTTCCAATGGCTATCGCAGGCTTCACCACATCGGTTGCTTTCAAGGTCGGGAAACGCCTTCTCAGAAAACCAATCTCCTCGGTAAATCGTAATATCGTAAAACCTGCGCTCGGTGCTGGGATTCGACTATGAAGGTGATTAAATGGCTAATGTAAATGCATACGGAACCATCATATCAACGGTCGGCGGAATCGTCCCGCTGCTCAACACTGCTCAAACCGAGGCCGCTGAGGAGGAAATTTTGACCGACGGAAATTTTGTAGGGTCGGCTCAAGTCTTCGGCACGTTCGCATCTCAACAGTATGGGCGGTTCATCGCAACCAGGGCAGGAATACAGGCGGAGAATGATGTCACCTATTGCTTTGTGAGGTCTGCCGGTAAAATTAAGCTCGCACTCCCAATTGGAGGTGGGGCAGGTACTTCAGGGGGGAACTGTGGTCTCCCTGGCCCACTCCCATATCCAAAGCAGATAGCCAGCGGAGACCAGGTAATCATGATGGCCAACGCTGGTACTGATAGGCAGGCAGCCGTCACGGTTGCATGTAGTAATGGTGAATACCACTGCTTTGAGCGCACTCCAGCCGGAGCCGGGGAGCATGAACTAGTATCTGTCTTAGATGGCCAGGGAATCGGCGTCACGCTGCAAGGGAGGACCATCACGCATTGGTTTGCTATGGCCGGAGCGAATGACGCCGAACTAACTTCACCCGTTTATCTTCTCGACGGTTCAGGCGTTCCGACTGCAAGCGTAGCGTTCACCGCTGGGGCTGGCGATTGTGCCGCCAACTTCCAGCCGACTCGCGCAAGCGTCCTTCTGAACTCTAGATTAGTGTTCAGGACGGATGCATGATGGCGATTTCTAAGCGGGCTAAGGCCAGGATGAAGATTGCCTCGGTCTCAGAGAAGGCGGCTATCAGAAAGGCGACCAAAACGCTCTATGAGGCTGAGTTGATGGGCGTCAAGCGAATGCGAGATATCATGAGATGGGCTGATAAAAGGTGCTAATGTGTATTCCAACTGGCGCTACAATACCGTTTCAACCCAGGCGACCACAGACCTAGGTTATGCAACTGTCGTAATGACCACAGGGCAGAAGCCCCGGCTCGTCTTTCAATTGTCGTCCTACAATGGAACTAATACGGCGGCGGCAACTCCTAACTGGTCGCTCATCCCAGCGACCGCCGGAACCCCGGACACGAACGGGCAGATTCAGATTGCAGACAATATCTCGTTCCCAATCGGCAATGTGAACGCAGACTTAACCTCAACGACCGAGCTTCACCCCTTAGTCACGTTGCCCCTGAGCGCTAAAGGTGCATGGGGAGGTACTCCAATCACCATCCCGCCTAACTGTATGCTCGTAGTGACCCCCCATATTAATCAAAATGGGACCGTTATTCACAAATGCGTTTCTGCTGAGTCCGACGTTGGGGTTGTTCCCTTTGCCTAGATTGCCCGTTGATGGAAAAAAGGTCATCGAGCACAGAATGACCCTGGGTGCGAAGGAGCGCGAGTTACTGCAGGATGCTCAATGGTCGTACACTTTCGGTAAAATTGGGAACACTTTCAGCGGCATCATCGGCAACCCGGTTTTCCTTCTGGGCCTGGCTGGGTATATCGCCTACAAGCTGGACCAGATACTGGACCCAGATTGGCGAGCGATTACTGCGGAGATGACGCCGGACGAGCTTAAGGATTGGCTCGAGACTCAAAACCTGGTGGGCGCTTCAATCGGAGGTCTGCTTGGACTTATCGTTGGGGGGCCTCTGGGCGGCATCTTTGGGTCGTTCCTGGGTTCGGCTACCGTTGAGTTGGGCGAGGCTGCGTATGAGGCGATTGACTCAGCCGCCGATGAAATGAACGAGGGCATTGATGCGACGATTCAAGGGGCGTTGAGTCCCGCTGGTACGATTGCGGCTGTGACTGGGCTAATGTGGTTCATGAACACCCTCGAGGACCTGGGGAGCGCAACAGCTTCATCTTTTACAGATTAACAGATTGACGAAAAAAACGTCGTCGCAAGTGTGGGGTAAAAGCATCACTTCTTCAGAAAGTTGAGCATACGACGAAGCAGATTGGGCGATTTTGGCGAGATTGGCTTCAGTTCTGGGGTTTCGTTCCCCTTAGAATCAATCTCGTGAACGCTGAACAGTTGGGGAACCTGGTCATGAAGCCATTCCAGGTCTGCGACCTCTGGCCCTGTATATCCGCTATTGTTCATGTCTCCTTCAGTTGGGTTGCGAATCAGACGGATTTCTGGATTCCTACCTGTGAACTTATCCCAGGCGACCATTGAAGGCGCTCCTTGCGGCCAACAGACCACGCAAGACGATGCAGGGGAGCAAACCCCCAGCCTAGAGAAAACGCCGGGCTGTATGTGCTGTCCCTGGCCGATTTCCCAGGCCGCCCATCTTCTTAGGCATACGCGGGTAAATTTGGACAGGTTTCCGACCTTTGCGGCTATCTTAGCATCCTCGCTTGTGATGCTGATGGATTTTATTACCCAATCTCGAGCCAATCAGGGAACCTCCGCCAGTTTGTGAGTAATCCCACGCCGAGTAATGAAACACTGTTGTCCCTGGATATCTGCGACGCGCTCCCAATCTGGACAGTCGAATATGATTTTACAGAAAGTGCAACGTAATTTCATGTCCACTCCTCCAGGTTATGAGAAGCCTTCCGCCATAGAGAAACCAGGGTGTCATTATGGTTTCCTCCGTGATTGACAATGATGACATGCACGAGGTCGAAATGGCCCTTATGTCGAGTCGTGTTGAAGCCGAATTTCAGAAGTAATCCGCCTGGCCTGAGAATTCTTTCAATCTCCTTCATCAATCTCGGAACCGCGCCGGGCGTAGTGTAAATATTCGTCGTGCCGTATTCGTATCGGGTTGCCTGATTCGGTGAAAAGGGCGGGTCGAAGATAACCGCGTCGAACGATGAGGTGTCCTGCCCTGCGAGATACGAAGCTGCGTCGTCGTGATGTACGGCCTTCGTATTTGGGTCAATGTCGTTAGTATGGGGATGAGCCAGGAGGCAGTTTCGAGCGAAGGGGTCGCAAATCTTGAGCGGGGCTGGAGGTCTCCGAAGTGGGCGGGCCTCTCGATATAGTGCCTGGATAGCCGCCGTCCAGTATGAGGTCTCGTGAGTATCTAGGCCCAGGGTGCCTCCGATGCGTACGATTGAGAACGAGTGTCCTGAGTGCCTAGACCGATTACTCATTGGGAACCCTCCCGCATAAAGCAGTCATAACAGAAATAGCGAATGGGCATTTCCGTAATGTAAAAAGCCACTTCGCCGCATGAACATCTCATACTTCAGTCCCCGTTCTGAGTATCAACATACATCACCCCTTCCGGCATATTCTCCTCATCGAAGACTGCTTCGTGAAGCTGTTCCAGGGTGTTGATGATTCGGAGCATAATTGGCTGAATTTCCTCGGGGCATTCGGAGATGTGATTCCACTGGCCAGCAATATCGTTATAGACGCTATCAAGCGCCTGGATAGAACCCAGAGCAACGAACCATTCACGGTCGTTAGAGTGGGTCATTGTGACCTCTCGCATCGTCGGGGCGAACTCATCCATTACTCGCACCTCCTGGTTGTAAATTTCCCGCAATAAAAGCAATTCATCGAGGGGGAGTTGTGACTGTAATTCGCATTACAATCTGAACACCTGGATTGAAACCGAAATTTGTGGTGCCGTCGCAAGTGTGACCTCAGGGAGGCCAGGCGTTCGTCGTCGTGGTTTAGGGGGGTGGTGTTGTCCGTCATGATGGGGCCTGGCTGTGCATAGGTTATAACAATTGCTAAAACAGCATCTCTTTTACTAATTATTATTGAGTTATCTAGTCTAGAACTAGAAGAAGAAGAAGAA